TAGTGACAAAAGAAGTTGTGCCGGACGTAACAGCTCAAATCTTCTGGTTAAAGAACAGGCGCAAAGATCTCTGGCGAGAACGTCAGGAGATTGATCTTACTCTGAAGGAGTATAAGCATGTTGAATACAAGCACTTCACAAAAGAGCAGCTTGATGCAGAAACAGAGCGCCTTGCTGATGAGATCCTCGCTAGCCGCGGACGAACAAGCATACCGAAGGAAGGTCAACCCTCTTGATTACTTTAAACACCTACCTATGCAAGGCTTGTTCCATCAAGATGACGCCAAGACTAAGGGTATCTTTGGCGGCAATCGCTCTGGTAAGACAGAAGAGGGCGCTGAATATGTGGTTAAAAAGTGTTTGGAGAAGCCTAAACAGCGCTGGTGGGCGTGCGCTGAGAGCTTTCCGGACTCAGTTAATATACAGCAACGCAAGGTTCACGACATTGTTCCCAAGAATAGGATTAAGTACGGCAAGTATGACGAGATAAACGGCTTTACCAATAGAAAACTGCTCTTTGACAATGGCTCTATCATAATATTCAAGTCTTACGATCAGCAGAGAGAAAGCTTCCAGTCAGATGATATAGATGGTATCTGGAACGACGAGGAACCTCCGTTTAATATCTACCGGGAGCAGAGGATGAGGCTGATTGACAGAGACGGCGAGATGATCATTACGATGACATCACTCAAAGGTGTAACGGATCTCATCCAGGACGTATTTGAAGGTCACGACACCATAGAGAGCAAGTTTGCTCCACTTGTCAATAAAGAGCTTCCGCGCATAGTAGAGAAGAACGGCATGCGGTTTTACATGTTCTGGACTACAGAGAATCCCCATATAAACCAGACCAGGACACAGGGCGAGATCGAGCTTATGACTAAGCAAGAGATCCTAAGCCGAATCTATGGTATGCCCATAAACCTAACCGGTAAGATATACATGACCTTCTCTACCGGTGTTCATGTAATACCCATAGACGATGCGCCGATCAGCAAGTGCCAGATATGGCATGTTCTTGATCCTCACGATAGAAAGCCCTTTGCTATGGCCTGGTACGCGGTTCATCCTACCGGCAGAGCGTATAAGTTTGAAGAGTATCCAAATCAAGACTTTAACGCAATGCTTTATGATGATAAGACTTATGACGATTATGCTGAGGTTATAAGGGAGAAAGAACGCGGTATCAAGGAAATGTACGGTGTAAAGGTTCGTAAGCGCGTAATAGATCCGAACTTCGGTAACTGTACGGTCAGGCTGGCCGAGAAAGAGGGCGGCAAAGCCACCTCAACGTGCAAGAAGCAGCTCAAGGCAAGGGGATTCAAGTTCGATGACGGTGTAGACGCACTCGAAGAAGGCCATTTGAGGGTTAGAGAGGCTCTACACTACAAGAAGAAAGACAATGAAATCATAGTTCAACCGCAATTCTACATAACTGACAACTGTACGAACTCGATTAAGCATATCTCAAGGTACTCACGGAAAGACATAATGACCTCAGATGGGGATGTTAAGGACAAGGTAAAGGTTAAAGAGAAATACAAGGATTTCTGTGATCTTGACCGGTACTTCTGGATGGCAGACCCAAAGTTCATAACAGGGGGAAAGCGATTTGATCCGGAACAGCAACATGAAAGGGTGTATTGATGTATATAGTTAATGTAACAGATGGTGCTTTGGTGTTTAATGGATATAAATGCGAAAAGATAGATGAAACGTCTGTTTGTATACGTCTAACGGGTAATGTTATAGATTCACGGGGCAAGAAGTTTGAGTTTGTAGAGATACCACGAAGTTTGGCTGTTGTAGAGAGTGTTCAAAAAGAGGGGGAGAAATGACAGGAAACGGTGGAGACGAGAAGGTAGACCCAGGCCAGCTATCATTAGAGGACAAGAAGAAGGCATTTGAAGCGAATCCGGATGATTATGTTGACATAAAGACCTTGATAGTGGCTATAGCTAGAACCCCAAAGGGTATGGCTACTCTAGTAGGCCCAGCTTCAGAGTCAGAGTATCATGGCGCGAGAAGTAGGGTTGACTTCGTTATTACCCAGAACCTCATGTTTGCTGCTGCGAACAGACATAAAGCACAGCAGGAAACCGGTAAGATCATTACTGATATACAGAATAGAAGAGGTTTCAGGAACTTTATACATGGGAAGAAGCATTGATGATACATACATGTGAGAAGTGTGGAGGTACGCGTTGGAAGACAAAGAAGAAACGATTAGCATGGGTTTGTCGTACCTGCAACTATATGAGAATAGCACATCAGCCATCATGGAGTATGGACAAACGGATAAGAACGCAGCTGGGAGGATAAATAATTGAAGAAACCCCCCCTATCTCACAGACAGTTTAGAAGGCCAGGAGAGTACGCTAACGAAGCCGAGGCTATGCAAGACTTGTCCGGCCCACAAGAGAGTAAGATAAGACTCGCAAAGGCTCGTATAAAGGCACAGAAGATAGCTAAACGTATAAAAAGAGAGGGTATTCGATAATGGCCAAAGACAAAAACCCAATGAGTGAACAGGACAAAGCAGTAAAACGGCTTGATCTTGACCTGGAGACAGATGACTTCACTCCTGAACAGCAGAAGAAGATCTGTGAAATGGTCGAAGATGATGCCAGTACAGATCGCCAGGTCATGCAAAATTGGGTTTCAGATACGCGAGTAGACATACAGCAATATGAGTGTGAGAAGCCTTCCCTCATAGAAAACCTCAAGAAAGCCTCCTGGCAGTCTGATAGGAACCTGGGCTTATGTCCTTCTGTTATAGATACATATAATGCCGTTCTCTTTGCTACTACCTGGAATATAGACTCTATGCGCGCTGTAGCTACAGAGAAGAATGATATAGATAACAAAGAGAACTTCGAGAGATTCGGCAGGTGGGTAGTCGGCCCTCAAGAGTCAAACTGTGAGCCGGAAGTAGATGATTTCATACATAATAAGCTTGCGCATGGTTTCTCAGCCTTTTATATTCATTGGGACGTGTGGTATGACTGGGTAGATAAGCGAATCCCTAAGAAAGACGGTGGATATACCATAAAGACCGAGGAAATGCGCTTTGAGAGAGGCGTGATGGAGAATATAGCCGATCTTGAAGACCTACTCCTACCCCGATATGGCTGCGACTTACAGAAACTTCCTCACATGATCCACATTCTACACAAGTACGCGCATGAGATCCTTGATGACGGCAAGCGTAATATCTATATGAATGTAGACGAAAAGACCGTTGAGAAGTTCAAGGGTATGGGTTTGGACTACAAAAAGAGAGACCTTGACAGGGAGAAAGCAGATAGTCTTGGTCTTTCTGACGTTACAGATAAAGACATGAAGTCTCTGCCGATAGATCTTTACTGCTGGTATGGTAACTACAAGAAGGGCAAAAGGACTGAAAAATACAGGTTTATAGTAGAACTTACGACTATGACCTTCCTGGCTGGCAAGCCCCTCAGAAAAATAACACGAACCGGGAAATATCCTTTCGTAGGGGGAGCATTTATTCGTCGACCAGGATTCGTTAAGGGTAAGAGTCTTGTAAGGCTTATATCTCCCATTGTAAACGCCTTCAATAACATATATAACCAAAAGTCAGACTTCCAATACGTTACGAACTGTCCGTTTGGGTTCTATGTTCCCAATGAGACTGAAGGTTACGGCCAGCAGGAATATCCTCTTGTGCCTATGACTATGTACCCTATAGCAGAAGGCCCGTTAAGAGATAACCTGATGTTCCCCAATATCCAGAGATCAATGGCCTGGGCTGAGTCTGATATAAGAATACTCTTTGAGATGCTTGAGAAGCTCACCGGTTCAGCGAGCTACTTCTTAACGAGTCAGAGCTCTCAATCTACAGCCACAAGGGATAATATAGTAAACGAGAGGTCTGAGACAAGGTTTAGTTTGTGGGTCAGAAGGCTCCAGAGTGAGCTGTGCGAGGCTTTAACCATGCTTATGAACATGTATCAGGACTGGGCTCCTCCTAGTCTTGGGGAGCGCGTCTTAGGCCCAGAAGGTAAACAGGTATTCAAGAACCTCTCGGTTAAGACACTAAGGGGCAAATACGATGTTCGTATGCTTCCCGATACTTTGGCTGGGTCAAAGAACCTTGAACGCCAGGCTCGTATGTGGGCGCTAGAGACCTCTCAGGGCAACCTTTGGATTGATCCTAGAGTTAATCCAGGTGGCAATTGGGAAGTTTGGGCTGAAGCTTATAAGGCTATGGGCTTCTTAGACGCGGAGAAATATCTAGGCGAAAAACCTCCGAAGCCTCAAGGCACATCTCAAGAGGTTAGTGATGAATGGGCTCAAATGAAGCAGGGTGATTTAGTAGAACTTACGCCTGGCGAAGATCCCGTAGAACACTTCTTAGGTCATTCTCAACAGAAGCAGGATAAATACTTTGAGCTTGATGAGGAGTACAGAAAGAACTTTGATATACATTATGCTAAAACTGTCGTTCAATTCCAGAATCATCTGATCAAGATGCAAACTGAGAAGATGACTGACGCGATGGCTTCAGGCATGGTACAGAACCGTAACCGTTCGGGAGTAGTGGAGGAATGAAAATACCCAAGACGGTAATAATAGTAGGAAAAACCTGGCGAGTTAAGATAGATAAAAAATCTCGTGGTGGGTGGTTTGATACAGATAAGAGTGTCATTGAGCTTGGCACTAAGGACATGGGTAAAGAAGAAATAATGCAAATGTATTTCCATGAGTGTTGGGAGGCTATATTAGCAAATCGTAACATGAGATATAAACTTCCTTATCTCGGCGCGGACAACGGAAACTATATGTTTGTATTTGATCATAGTAAAATGGAGCATGCTGTCGTAGATTTTTATTTAGCAATAAGAGAAAGTTTAAAGGAGTAGATAATGACCAAAGACCCTACAGAAAGAATAAGTCCTGATATAGAAATGCT